CATCGGGGTTAGCTTCACCTATGTTTACGTTACGGTAAGTACCGTTTAGTTGTAATTTCTTTAAATCGTTGCCCGTCATGGTCATGGTGTGGGTAAAACGTGGGCTAGTTTCTAAGTCTACGGTTTCATAGGCTACTACTAGGTTCTCAGCTTTAACTAAACGGCTAGTAGCCCTACCTAATAAGTTATCATAGTAGACTTTTTTAAATGCACTACCCGCTAAAGGTAGGTAAAACAGTAAACTATCCATTTCAGGGTCATATTCTTTCATGACTTCTGTTATTTGATAGTTCATAAATTCTTTAACACGCTGGTTTTGACTAGCTACTTCTGGGGTTTCTGCACCCATGACTCTAGTTTTTACTGGACCACCAGGAGGTAATAGTTCTTTATAAGACTGAGCCTGAAACTGGGTAACAGCTTCACTTAATAATGGGTGATGAACACCAGTGGCTCCAGGGAATGGTTCTTCCCTCTCTTCAGTTTTAATACCTAGTAGGTCTAAACCTTTACTAAAGGTATCAAGCCAATCTTGTCGAGATTCTTTGTCTGAATCATAAGCTTCTAAAAGTTCACTAGCTAATGTGGATAAGTCTGAGGAGTCTAGTGTCTCAGCAAGATTAGCCTGATGATCGGTAGCGGTTATTGATTCTGATTCAAACATAGGTATGACGTTGCCGTCGGGACCTATTTCAAAAGCAGAAGTCATATCGCCTTGTATATTCATTTCTTCGGGAAGCTGTACTTCCATCCCCATAGGTTCTTGGGGTGCCTGACCTTGAAGCATATCCATAATTTCTATGTCTATTGCGCCATTTTGGTCAGTGTTAAGTTGGTCTTTTTCTATAGCCATGGTTAATAATAACTTACTTTACGTTTGTAGTATAGTTCTTCTTCCTCCCAGTCGCTAGGTAATCTAACGAATCCACCTTGTCTAAACCTAAGCATAGCCTGAGTGGTTGAATCTACTAAGTCGTCGTGATCCCCAGCGGGAAAAACAGCACACTCCTCAATAACTTCGTTAGCCCATTTAGTATCTGGTGCCCATACCATACCCGACTCAAAAAGTGGGGTACTAGCGTTTACTCTAGCAATCTTATCATTTCCTTTACTAGGAGTAAAGTTCTGTACGGGAATACCTATGTTCCTAAGTTCTTGAGTGAGCGGTATACCACTAGCTTTATTCTCTATAATTACTACGTCAGGTGACCAATCGTGATATTGTTCTAGGGCTACGCCTTTCAGTTCAGGGAATGAGTATTTACCTTTTATACAATCTAGTAAAATTATGTGGGCTACTGTACCGTCGTATAGTTCTTCGCCTATGGTGCCTTCTGGGTAGAATACTCCCCATGTGGTAATAGCTGAATAGTCCGCTGATGAACTTTTTAAAAAAGCGGTATCGTAACTTTGAATAAGGTAATCGCACACGGGTGGTTTTTCTTTATCCCACTCCATCCACCATTCCCGCCTGATTAGTGCACCTTCTTCACTGGTTGGATTCTGCATGTATTGGGCGTGCCATTTAGGACCGCCACGTAAACTAGCTTTTACGCCTTCTAGTTCTTCTAGTTTCCAGTATTCTGGCCATAAGGGTTTACCGCTAGGTAAAATGGCTGGTAGTTCTATAACTTCCCATTGGTCAGCTTTAGGGTCACGGGCTGCATCTTTTAATAGTTTACCCGTAAGGTCGTTAATATTCCAGCGGGTCATAACTATAACAATAGCCCCTCCTGGCTGTAACCTTTGACGCGGACCACTAGTATACCAATCATAAGTATCTTCCATGGACTTTGGGTTCATGGCGTCTTGTTCAGAATGCGGGTCGTCAATAATAAACAAGTCCGCACCCCTACCCGCTAATGCACCACCAACACCAGCAGCATAATACTCGCCTTTTAATTTAGGGTTGGCTTTATCTTGGGTTTCCCATTTACCTGCTGCTTTTGAGTCTGGGTTAATTAATACATCAGGGAAAACTTTTTGATAGTCTTCCGTTAGCATTAAGTCCCTAATCTTACGACCAAACTTAACAGCTAGGTCTGCGGTGTGGGTCGCCTGAAGTATTTTCAGTGAGGGGTTACGACCCACAAGATACGCAGGAAAGTAATGACTCGCGAACTCACTTTTAGTGTGACGCGGAGGCATATTGATTATTAAGCGTTTTATTTTACCTGTGGCTATACGGTCAAAAGCGTCAGCCATCTTTTTATGGTGAGCCCCGCCTATAAAACTTGGCCACTGGTTTTTAACAAAGTTCATAAAGCCACTTTGACAGCGTTCAACTTCTTGTATTTGTTCTAACCTTTCGGCTAGTTCTAGGTGTTCTTTTAGTACCGACTCGGGTAGTTCGGTTAAATTAGAGTCCATAGTTCAACGGCATTAAACTAGCTACCCCACCGTTCATCATACCTTTAGGACTACCTAAGTTTTCTAAAAAGACGTCTAGTTTTGAATAAGCTTCTTTGTTTTTGTTTAACATTGATGCTACACGATTACTCGCGTTGGGATTGTTTAATATGTCGTTGTTGTATAGGCTTTCTATTTTGTTTCTATCTTGAGCTATTTTAGGTCTTAGTATTTTGATGGCTGCTGTTTGTTCACCTTTACCCATGCCTTTTAAGATTTGGGTCATCTTTTTTAATTCAGGAAAAGCTTCTACCTTGTCTAATTTACTAGGAAAAAATTTTAAAAGCCCTTTTACTGGACCCGTAAATTTACCACCACCACCCACCATCATTGCTGCTTCTGTTATTGGTCCACGGTCAAACTGAGATAGGAACTCTTCTCTTGCCATGCCTTTTTCCATTCTGGCGAATGCTTCTTCGTTTTTCTCTCTTTTGAGTTTTTCTAAAAATCCTTCAGCCATGGTCCATCTCCTGTAGCTTTATTTTATACTCTTTACGTGCCTTTTGTAAAGTTTCTTTATTCTGCATAATAATTGACGGCACAGGTGTTGAATAATGTTGGTCCACGGGGTGGCTCCAAAACCACATAGCTTCAGGGCGTTCGTCGTTTAGATCTTGGACTATGGACATTAGTTCCTCGCGAGGGGTTGAGGGGTGACACTTAAATAAAACTGCGTCGTAACGGTCTAGGGTTTGATATTGATTTTCTATGGACTGTGTGTCATAGTCTATGGTTAATAGTTTATTGTTGTCGTATGACTCTAAGGAGTGAGGACAGACGGGTTTTATGTATTCAAAATATTCTCTCATAGGCTTGCAAATTTTGCAAAAAATTTTAATAAGGAGTCCCTAATTCTAGCTTAGTCAAGGTCAAAAAGTAAAGTCTTGTTGTTATGAGCGTCTAAATGCGAGCTACGGCTAAACTCACACTATAACTGTAATAAGGGGGGTGGGGGGTGTTTCTGTGTGCCTGTGCCTGTGTCCCAGCTCTGCTGGGCTGTGTGTCCCCGATAGGGGAGCCCAGAACCCTAGCAGTTGGTCCTTCTTCTTGATAGTAAGTACTTACTTACGTGTGTGGTCGCCCGTTAGGGCGTGGTCTAGTCCCGCTAGGGAGCGCTCAGACGTCCTGTGTCACGCGTCAGCGTGTGTGCCGTGGGCGGTAGCCCACAATTTATGTATAGTTTTTATATATAAATTTAATATACTTTACTTTACCTAAACACTTTACTTTACTTATATATGTTAGTATCATAGGTGTATAGTAAGTTAAAAGGGTACTTACTATTACTAACTAACTAAACCCTGTAGGTAAATTATTATGTCAAAAACTAATAATAAAAAGGTTGCTACTACTAGCGTTACTACTAACGTCAATACTAGCGTGTCTGTTAACTCAAAGCTCAAGTACGTCACTAAAAACGGTGCGTCTCATAATATCAATAGGGCTTCAGCGGTAGGTGGTTTCACTTACGCTAATGCCCTAGCTCATTATAAAACCTTGGGCTACGGTAAAGCTGACCTTAACTATGATATTAAGGGCGGTAGGCTAATACTAGAATAATACCTAGTATTTAAACGGGGGGCGTAAGCCCCCTTTTTTATTACCCATTATTGAACTATAAAGAAGATCATGATCTAGATGTTAGATCTGTTGTCTTTGTGTCTTTGTCTTTGTGTCTTTGTCTTTGTCGCCGATAGGCGACGATCTGTGTCTCCGCGATAGCGGACGATCTCGTTCCCGCCAGGGACCACGAAGTAAGTACTTACTATCACTGGACACCTCGTTCTTACTCGCTAAAATATGTTAAAATAATACTTTACTTTACTTATAGATCAGGGTTATAATAGGTTATTGATTAGGTTATTAGGGTGCCTGGTCAATGGCTAACTAACTCACCCTTAAAGGAAAATGTATTATGAAAAATACTAAAACTAAAACTGCTGCTTCGGTTACTACTAAAGTGGCTGCTCAATCTCTTACCTATGTTTCAGGTAAGTCACGTGCTGAGCATAATATCAAACGTGCTAAGGCTGTTAATGGTATGTCCGTTGAAAAAGCGTTAGCTCATTATGCTACTATCTACCCTAAAGGTGCTCAAACTCACCTTAACTACGATTTAAAAATCGGTAGCTTAGTGCTCAAGTAAATTGGGCTAGGGTTAGGGGGGCTACGGTCCCCCTTTTTTGTGCCCTAATAAGAAGATCATGATCAAGATGCCATGTGCCATGGTCCATGTGTCTTCAGATCACGATCATGATCCATGGTTCTTTGTCTTTGTGTCTTTGACGATCAAGATCATGATCTGTGGATATTGGATCGTATTGGTGCTATTGGCTATTTCGTTGAATTATTGTCTTTGGACCATGGTTCATGGTCAATGTGTTAGGGTAATATATTTTTGGTCGGTGTGTCTTTGTCCGTGGTTTCTTAGTTCTTTACTATATAGGTCTAGTGGAGAGGTCTATGTCTTCGTTAAATACTATTACATGCTTTATCGTAACTAGTACCATATACCACCCACCATAGTCCCTATTACCTGTAACATGCTAATACCCCCGTAATACCCCAGCCAATAACCCCAATAAAAGGACCAATGGAGAGAGTCCATCAAGCATGCCCTATTACCCTATTGGCTAAAGTGCTTGAAAATTTGTTTTTGCTTTTTCTTTTTTCCACAGGAGTATATAAGTAACAGCTTTTACGCAGGTTTT